CAGTAGTAGGTAGGGTAAATGTGTCTACAAAGCCTTTGAGGTTAGAATCATAAGGCTGAACCACTACGCCAACATCAGCAGAAACCAGTATGTTATCGCCAAAGGCTGCTTCCATGCCTGAAGCAGTCAATATTACATCATTATTAACCCAACCACTGCCATTATACAGCAATACTTGGTTGACTGCAACACCACTACCAATTGTTACATCGGTGAGGCTATCTAAGGAAGATACTAAGGTAGGTTTGTTGCTAAGATCGTTATAGTTGCCTGTGGTTGCAACCGTAGCAAGGCTAGGAATAGCAGAAGCGGCAATAGTTCCACCAGTAATGCTTACATTGTCTGAGTTTTGTGTTGCAAGTGTGCCTAAACCAAGGCTAGTACGAGCACCTGCAGCAGTGGTAGCGTTTGTACCACCCTGTGAAATCTGCAACGGTGTGTTGACTATATCACCGGAGCCTGTACCACCATCACCACGGTAGAATGACATTATTTACCGTCCCTGATTGGAATGTACCCATCAGCGCCTACATACCATGCCGTAGTTGCCGAAGGTGCTTGTAATACATTGATGTAATCAATTCCTACTTCCATGCCAGAAGTACTTGCCAACAAAGATACTTCGATAGCGCCATTATTATTATAAGTATCAGCCACAGAAGCATCAGCAGAAACAAGTTTAACAGGAATATAGTCTTCCCATGCAACTAGAGAACCAGCACTAGCCAACTCAAATACAACCATTTCTGTTGCATTTGTGCCGCTAACCAACACTGTTGGATATGTTCGGGGAATCATGTTATCTCCTAGTTTTCTTTAACATCCTCAGTGAAGATGCTAAAGAAAAGCCCCTTGTGGGGGCAAAACCGTTAGGTTTTATTCAAAGATCGTGCGACCTACAATAACTTTATACACAGCAGATGCTAAGTTAACAGTGCCTGCTGTGATGTTATTAAACACAACAGTAACCACGTTAGCGGCAGAAACGTAAGCCGTACCTTGCATACCAGCAGCGTCTACACCAAGTGAGCATCCGATAACCATGTCACCGAGAGCAACTCCAGGAACAGCGATGGTGTCAGTGTCATTGGTGCCAGTGGTAAGACTGTCTGCGTTAATCATGGCACGAACTTCATATACTTTATCAAACACGCCTTGAAACTGCTCACGCCCATCTTTTGCTACAACAACCGAGGTTGCATTTGCCATAATTATCTCCTTAGTAAGTTAAGAAGACCCCGCCGAAGCGGGGCCATCATTATCAGCCAGGGATAACCAGAGCAACAGCAGAGGTGTCACGCAGTTCGCCAACGCCGTAGAGCGTGTCAGCGGTCAGCAGCGTAGCAAGGTACTCTTGCTTGTACTGGGTCTGAACACGGACACCCAACTGCTCAACCAGAACAGCAAAGTCAGGATGTGCCAGCAAGCAGACACGGTCAGTCTGAGTGTTACCATAAGCCGTATCAGCATTGGTAGTGACATAGACTTTAACGCCATAGATGTCACCAATCATACCGTTACGGATGGTGTTGCCACCAGCGGCATCGCCAGTGAATGACTGCTCAGTAAAACGAGCAATACCCATCAGCGTGTTACGGGTTGACGGAGGAACAATCAGGAAACGACCGTCCATCGGAACATCTGCATCGTCCAGACGCTGGATAGCACGGCGAATACCCTGGTCAGTCAGAGCAGCAGCGTTGGAAGAAGTAGAGTTGTAAACAGTAGAACCATCCGAACCAATGAAACCCTTGGTCGAAGTGTTGCTGGTAGCATAGTCGTTCGTACCAACGGTAGCACCGTTAGCAGCACGGCCTAGCTGAACCAGCGTGGTGTCTACCTGACGAGCAAGGCTGTAGCCAGCGTCATCGGTGTAGAAACGGCGCAGTGAGGACAGAGCCTGAACTTCAGCAAAGTCTTCAATGAGGCGGCTGTACTCAAAGTGCTTGTCGATAGAAACCGACAGATCAGTGCTTCTCTCGCCAATCAGAGTAACTTGCGAAGAAGCAGTCTTGGAAGAAGCAGAGCCACGACCAGCAACAGGGAAGTGAACCACATCACCCTTGCGGCCTTTCATGTTCATTTTCTTGAACAGATTGGCAGCAACTAGGTTCTTCTTGTAAGCGGCAACGATTTCGTCAGACCATACCTCAGGCACGAAACCTGCGGTGTTGGCATTTGCTTGTGTAATATTATTGGTACCCAAAGGCATGATAAAATTCCTTTTCTAAAATGTTAAGTTAGTTACTGACCTCGACCACGAGCGGATGCTGCCATTATTTCGTCTTGCATCATATCGTAGCGGTCAGGGTCAGTTTGCATGAGTTTGATAATATCTGCTCTCCGATAAATCTTACGAACAGGTGCCTCATCGCTACCCGACTGAACTGTGGTAGTGGCTGCTTTTACTGCTTGGCTACGCACTTGCTTTTCAGCATTTACGGTCTGATTTGCTGCTTGACGGCGTTCCTTCCACAAGGAAAGTAATTCATCACCAGCATCATAATCGTATGAACGGTCAGCACGAACAAATAATTCTGCTCTAACTTTTGACGCTGCTACCCAGTTTTGAAAGCCGGGGTCTGCAACAATCTCCTGAAAGTCAGGATGTCGTGTCTGCAACTCATTCAGTGCTCTAGCTCTTTGCATTTCCTCCGAGATTTTTTCTGCTTCTTTAATCTTCGGATGATTCTCAATAGCCTTTTCTACCGCTTTCTTTGGGTCAGCAAAGAAGTCAACTTCTTCAACAGACTCAGATTGCAGTTGCTGTTTTGGTGAAGTTTGGGCCTTAATGAAGTCATCAACAACTTTACGGAGTTCACCAACCTCACTACCTTGGCGACCAATTAACTTCTCGGCCTCCATGTGCATCTGAGCAATATCTTTAGCACTTTTACCCCTGTATTTCTCAGGGAGGTCTTCTTCGGCTTGCTCTTGTTTGACAGGCTCCTGTTTAGATTCTGTCAACTCTTCTGCACTGATGTCAGTGATTACACCTTCAACTTGTTGTTCTTCTTCTTTACCTTCTTCAATAAAACGAGCCATATTGTCTCCCGTGCATATAGCATTTTAGGAAAGCATTTTACATATTGTGAGGGCGTTCCCGTTCCCCTCTAAGAGTTCATCTTCCTTTCGTACTTGATGTGACTCTCGCGTTTACGCACCCATTTTTCGTCTGCAGAGGGAAAAGACCCACTATAGCCTTCCAACATAAAGTGCGGAGTGCTGATTATTCTAGATGCGTCATTTCCACAGTGAGGACACTGTATGACTGTTACTGAATCATCAACGTATTTTTCACTGACGTGGTCTTTCACGCAGCGGAATTCAAATATCCTTTTCGCCATCTTTTAGTTCCTCATAAGTTCGTTGTGACAGTTCCCGTAGCCCAATTAAGTAGTCTAGGATGTCTATCTGACCTTTGCGGAACTCTATGGTGTCCTTGTCGCAGTTTCGGATGTCTTCGTACTGCTTTAACATCCCTTCCAGGTCTTCTATAAGTTCTTTCCAGCCTGGATGTATAAACAGGTCAAACCTGTTATCGTAATATTGTTGTAATTCTGGCGACATTTGCTTAATTATATCAAAAAATCTGTTGACAAGCAACGATAAGTAGCCTATAATGCTGTTTTTACCTGGAGATTCTATGCCTTATAACTATACTATCAGTGAAGAAGAACGAGCCAATCTGCTTTCTTGGGCTAGAGAAGGCTACGGCTACACCGAAATAGCAAAGAAACTAAACAATAAAATCTCTAAACAACGAGTTGAGCAAATCTGTAAAAAGAACAGAATTAAAGCTACAGAAATAAAACGCGACAAAAAGAAACAAGAGTTTGAGGCTAAAATGCAGGCCAAGTGGGGCAGGCGGTGGAAAGACATGGAATACCGTCAGTCCTTTATTTATACCGCCATGAAAGAAAAGTTTAGAGCCAAAAAAGCTAACTCTCTCCGTGTTGGTAAAGAGTTCACCATAGAGTTTGGCGATATAGACTTTCCTACCCACTGTCCTATTCTAGGAATAGAACTTAATTACTTTAACGAAGAGGGTTACTTAGATGATTCCCCATCGTTTGACCGTATAGACCCGCTAAAAGGCTATGTCAAAGGTAATGTCGCTATAATCTCTATGCGAGCTAACCGCATCAAGAATAACGGCACTGCCGAAGAACATGAGAAGATTGCTCAGTTCATGCGACAGCGCCAGTTTACTTAGCAATCCTCTGCGCCTTCAAACTCAGGCTTTTGCTTAATGATGGCGTACAGTTGTGCGCGGTCTGCGCCAGCCACATACTCATCACCAGCAATCTGAACCTTGCCAGCAGATAGGGGTTGCTTGCCAGCGTCCCTAGCCTCTTTGCTTGCATAGCCATAGAAGGTGACTTCTGTGCCTTTGCCTTTGAAGTCCTCTTGCACCGCACCGATGTTCCAGTA